AGGAGAACGCCAATGGAAGTGTTGTTAGTGTTAGTTAATGGCTTTTTTATGCTGTTAGCTTTTTATTTAGGAAAACATGATAAAGAAGATTTAAATCCAATAAGATACATAGAAAATGTGCAAGATAAAGTAGAAGAACACAAAGAAAAAGTTATAGAAAGAGAATATAAAAAAGAACAGGAAGCTCAAGAAAAAGCAGAAATATATAACATAGACCACTATGATGGGACAAGCATAGGACAAAAAGATATTTAGCATTAAAGGAGTAAGTTATGGATTTAAAGGAATTGAAAGAAACGGAAGTATGGCAGCTATACCAAAGAGGCAAGTCGTATCTATATATGATGAATGTATATTCTGATACGGATAAAAATCACAGAATGTATAATGGTAATCAATGGGAAGGTCTTAAAATAAAGAGTATAGAGCCAGTACAACTTAATTTTATAAAACCAGTGGTTAAATATAAGGTTGCTGTAATTAATCAAAACTTATGGGGGATTGTATATAATCCAGATAATTTTGAAGAGGATTTTAGAGACACAGCAAGCCAACTATGTAAGTTACTAAACTTAAAGGCAGCTAACATATGGGAAAAGGATAGAATGGATATCAAAATAAGAAAGATATCTAAAGAGGCTGCAATAAATGATGAAGCTCCAATGTATTTGAGATATGATAATGATAAAAAAATGCCAATATCTGAAAAAATAAGCAAAAATGATATTTACTATGGAGATGAGAATAATAGTGAGATTCAAACTCAGCCATATATTTTAATTAGACAAAGAAAGTCTGTAATTGAAGCGAGAAATCTTGCAGCATCAGAAGGTGTACCAAAAGAAGAGCTAGAAAAAATAATTGGAGATAACCAAACTTGGGAAGAAGCTGGAGATCAAGCTAAGTATGAAGTTGATGACAAGGTTACAATTATAACTAAGTTTTATAAGAATAATGGCAAAGTATATTATACTATGGCGACAAGGTATTTAGATATTATAAAAGACGAAAATAGTGGTTTAACGAGATATCCTATTGCCCATATGCTATGGGAAGATAAAGAAGGCTCGGCTAGAGGAGAAGGAGAAGTTAGAAATTTAATTGCAAATCAGATAGAAGTTAATAAAACTCTAATGAGAAGAGCCTTGGTGGCAAAACAGACCGCATATCCTCAAAAAATTGTTAATGTTGATGCAATAGAGAACCCTAGTGCTGTTGATACCGTTGGAGGAACTATTAAAGTAAAAGGAAAACAAGTTGAAGACGTAAAGAAAATGTTTGCCACCACACAACCTATGCAAATGAGTTCAGATGTCGAGTTATTACAAAATGATTTAATAAAAACAACAAGGGAACTTGCAGGTGCTGGAGATATTACAACTGGGGCAGTAAATCCAGAAACTGCATCTGGTAAAGCAATACTAGCAGTTCAGAATGCATCACAGCAACCTCTTGTTGAACAAATGGCTTCATTAAAAGACTTTATAGAACAAATAGCATTAATTTGGCTTGATATGATTATTACATACAACCCTAATGGATTGATATTACAGGATAAAAGTATAAATCAGATAACTGGAGAAGAAACTATAACTCCTATAAAAGTAAATGAAGAGGCACTAACAAAACTAAAGGCTTCAGTTAAAATTGATATAACTCCAATTTCTGCATATGACAAATATGCACAAGAGCTTAGCATGGAAAATCTGCTTAAGGGTGGTTGGTTTAGTCCACAAAAAATAGGCCAATTAGAAACTTATGTTGAGGCATTACCAGATAATAGTACAATGCCTAAGCAACAATTACTAGAACTGATAAAGAAAGTAAAGGCAAAACAAGAATATATAGCACAAATACAGGCACAAATGCAGATGCAGACTCAAAGAGCAAATCAATTTTTGCAAAATGATCCAGATGCACAAGCTTCGCAGATGGCAGAGGCACAACAAAGAATTGATAGTCAATATAATTCAAATTAAGTTTCTTAATAATTTAGTAAAGTTATTAAAGGCACACACATATGTGTCTATTTTTTATGCCCAAAACTGCTGAATGGCTTAAAAGGAATGTAGGAATTAACAGTCGACAGACTTTAAATGGAGAAAAAAATGGGAAATGAAGAAGAAAACAACTTAAACGTTGTAAATCAAAATGAAGTAGTACCAACTACTGATGAAAATACTGTTACACAAGCAGCAGAAGAAAATGTGGAAGGAGCTAACATTGCCACTAATGCAGATAATTCGAATGTTAGTGAATTTGCTAATAAAGAAATTGCAAAGGAAAAAATGTTTACACAAAAGCAACTCAACAAAATAGTACAAGAAAGAGTTAGACGTGCAAAAAATGATGATGAGGCTAAATACAGAGAACTACAAAATGTTTTAAATGCTGGTTTAGGAACTAATTCTGTTGAAGAATCAACAGAAAAATTAAAGCAGTTTTATAAAGAACAAGGAGTAAATATTCCAGAATTGCCTCAATACGATGAGCGAGATGTGGAAACATTGGCTAAGTCAGACGCATCTAGAATTATAGATTGTGGATATGACGAAATAGTTGATGTTGTTGATCAGCTTGCTTCAAAAGGTGTAGATAAAATGACTACACGTGAAAAATACTTATTTAGAGAATTAGCAAATGAAAGAAAAAATCAAGAAGCTATTAAAGAGCTAAAAAGTATAGGAGTTGGAGATGAAATTTTAAATGATAGCAATTTTAAAGATTTTGCTAACAAGTTTGATCCATCTAGGACAACGACAAAAGAAATATATGAAATGTATAAGAAAATGCTTCCACCAAAAGAAGCACCAAAACCAATAGCGTCAATGAAAAACAGTGATAGTTCGGCAGATGTAATTAAAGACTTTTACACCAAAGATGAGGCTTCTAAGTTTACTAGAGCCGATTTTGATAAAAATCCGAAGTTATTTAAAGCTGTATGTGATTCAATGTCTCGTTGGTAATTTTTTATTTAGGAGGAATTATAAATGTCAGTAGTAAACTTTATTCAAACTATATGGTCAAAGAAAATTCAAGATGACCTAGAATTAAAACTAAAATTAATAAAAAACTGTACAAGAGAGTACGAAGGGGATTGTAAATACGCCCAAACTGTTAAAATCTTAGGAGTAGGAGATCCAACTGTAAGTGGGTATCAAGGTGTAGTTGACTATGAAGATATGTCAGATTCAAGTCAATTATTAACAATAGCATTTGCTGAATATTTCTCTTTTGCTGTAAAAGATATTGACAAAGCTCAATCTGTACCAGGATTACCAGAAAAATATCAGCAAAAAGCTACATCAAAGTTAGCTCAAAGAAGAGAAATAAATCTTGGAAGATTAGTTGCTGGAAAATGTATAACAACTATAAGTGAGGCTTCTGCTACATACGCAAAAACACAAGACACAGATATAAAAACTTTTAAAGATTATTTCGTACAAAAAAATATAAATGGAAAAACGATATATCAAAGAGTTGCAAAACCGGTTAAAGTGGATATAGCAAACTACTATGAAATAACAAAGGCTACTTATGAAAATGGAGCCAAAAATATAACAACTGCTGCAGCTAAAACGCAAACAGGAGTTAAAACAGCAATTGATGATGCAATAGTTGCATTAAGACAAAGAAACTTTGATGTTGGAGGAGTTATAGAAATAGATCCAGCAACATATTCAACATTTAAGAATAACTTAGTTGAACTATCTACAAATAACCCAGAATTAATAAGAAAAGGTATTGTAGGTATGTATGATAACTTTGAAGTTGTAATGTCAAACGCAATATACAATGACGGAGCTAACAGATTCTGTATTGTCAGAAGTAAAACCGCTATTGCGTTTGCTGGACAAATTAATGAGGTTGAAAGTCTAAGACTACAAAATGCATTCTCAGATGGTATCAGAGGTTTAGATACTTATGGAATGAAGATTATAGCACAAGACGAATTACAATGTGTTAAGATTCCTGCGTAAAAAAATAAGTAAAAAAGGGCTAAATTGGCCCTTTTATATATGTCTATAATAGTTATATGTAGTGCAATTCTACAAATAGACGGAAAGAGAGAAAAAAGAATGAAGAAGTATTATGTAGAAAAACCAGAGCTGAAACCTTATGAAGGGATAATTATAAATAAAAATACAAAGCTAGAGTATAAAAATGATATGGTAGAGCAAAAGCTAGAAAACTTAAAATTTGTTTCTAAGTTCGTAAAAGATACTAAAAGATACAAAACAACGAGTATAGTGGAAATAAATCTTGAAGAAGGCGAAGTGCTTCTTTTAGAGGAAGAAGGAAGAGGATATTTCTTACCAGCAGATAGTACTCCGGTAGAAGAAATTGATGAAGCAATAAATGATTATAAATCATTAAAAGAGGCATTAACTGGCAAGGAGGAATAGTTATGACACTCTGGGATTTTAAGCAAAGAGTATTAAGACTTATTGAAGAAATTGACGTTGATAAAAAGGAACTAACTGATGATCCAGATATATCAAATAAATTTAATACAGTAACTAACCAGTTAATGTTTGAATTGTTCAGATATAAAGGAATTATTGTAAAAGATACTGTAAATGTTACTGAAAATGAAGAATTTATATTGAATGAGGAGTATTCGGATTTTTATCAATTAAAGATAATAAAAGGTGTTGAATATAATATTGATGACAATATAGTAACTTTTTTGGAAGATGGTAAAGCGACTATATATTATTATAAGTATCCAAA